CTACAATATCATAAAAACCACTTGACTTTAAGTATAAACCATTATATAATAAGCTATTGATAAAATAAAGTGGTTTTTTAAAATGAAGCTTGAAGAAATTTTCGAAAATTGGAATGAAGATTCCCAAATAGACCGAACTGAATTGGGTGACGAAGCTTTAAAGATACCTAAGCTTCATCACAAATACTTTCAGATTTACGTTCACGAAAAGATGATACTGAGAAAGTTTGAGTCAGAAATGAAGCAACTCAAGCTCGATAAGTATGAGTTCTTTTCTCAAGGTCCGAACGAAGAAACACAAAAGAAAGGCTGGAAACTCCCAGCCAAAGGTATTATCTTAAAATCAGATATTCCAATGTATATGGATGCTGATGAAGAAATTATTCAATTATCGTTGAAAATCGGTTTGCAACAAGAAAAGATCGAATTGTTAGATTCTATTATCCGCTCACTAAGTAATAGAGGATACAACATCAAAGCTGCTATTGATTGGCAAAGATTTACTATGGGAGCATAATGGATAAGATCAGTATCGAAAAGGTTGATGAAGTTTATAACAAAATTCATTGCGACCCTAGTATAGCGTACGAATTAAACGATTATTTTACGTTTGATGTTCCAGGCGCGAAATTTATGCCTTCTTACCGTAACAAATTTTGGGACGGAAAAATTAGGCTATTTCACTTAATGACTGGACGTTTGTATGCTGGACTTAATCGATACGTTGAAGAGTTTTGCAAATCTAGAAAATACGAGGTAGAATACCTTTCAGATTTTTCGTGCGAAGAGTTTTCTATCAAAGAGGCTAAAGAGTTTATCGCAAAACTCGATCCTACTATAAAACCTAGAGATTATCAAATAGATGCATTCGTACATGCAGTGCGAGAACGCCGAGCTCTTTTGTTATCACCAACAGCTTCGGGTAAATCTTTCATTATTTATCTTTTAACGAGGTACTATGCTAAACGTACTCTTATTATTGTGCCAACTACTAGTCTTGTTAGTCAGCTTGCCTCTGACTTTGCTGACTATGGTTTTGATGCCGATACTTACGTTCACAGAATTTTTGGAGGACAAGATAAACAAACGAATAAACCAATCACTATCTCAACCTGGCAATCGATTTACAAAATGCCTAAAAGCTATTTCGAACAGTTTGATGTGGTCATAGGCGATGAAGCGCATTTATTTAAAGCTAAGTCTCTCACCTCAATTATGTCTAACCTCATTGATTGTAGGTATCGTTTTGGCTTTACTGGTACATTGGATAGAACTGAAACACATAAGCTTGTTTTAGAAGGTTTGTTCGGACCAGTAAGAAAAGTTATTTCTACTTCAGAGTTGATTGAACAAAAGCATCTAGCTGATTTTAAGATCAAAGCTATTGTTCTTTCTTATCCTGATGAAATTAGACAAATGATAGCAAGATCGGCTGATTATCAGGCTGAGGTCGATTATATCGTAACTCTTCAAGCTAGAAACAATTTTATCCGTAATCTTTCTCTTTCGCTAGAAGGTAATACCCTGTTGCTTTTCCAGTTCGTAGAAAAGCACGGTAAAGTACTTCACGATATGATAAAAAATGACGCTGGTGAGCGTAAAGTGTTTTACGTTCATGGAGGCGTTGATGGCGATGATAGAGAAAAAATCCGTAAAATTGTAGAAGGTGAAAAAGATGCTGTTATTGTTGCTTCTTTTGGCACGTTTTCTACGGGGGTTAATATTAAGAATTTGCACAATGTTATCTTTTCGAGTCCTTCGAAATCTAAGATTAGAAATCTTCAGTCGATTGGTCGTGGACTTCGTAAGTCGGATACAAAAAATAGTGCAACGTTATATGATATTGCGGACGATATGACTTGGAAGTCTAAGAAAAACTTTACGATTCTCCACTTTATGGAAAGAATTAAGACATATAACGAGGAAAAGTTTCCTTATAAGATCTACAACGTACAGTTAAAGATCTAATATTTCAACGATCACAATAGTGATTATAACTTGTTTTTGAGAAAAGTCAAGGGTTATTTTATGGCTAAAGCGAAAAATTATATTAACAACAAAACTTTGTATTCTGCGATGATACAATATAGAAATTCTTTAAAAGAAAGTATTGAACAAGGCAAATCTAAACCACAAGTGCCAAATTACATAGGTCAATCTATTCTTTTAATTAATACTAACTTAGCAAAAAAACCTAACTTTTCGGGGTATACATATATTCATGATATGATAGGCGATGGTGTTATTGATTGTATCGCAGCTGTAGATAACTTTGACCCAGATAAAACGAACAATCCGTTCGCTTATTTTACACAAATTGCTTGGAACGCTTTCATTCGTAGAATTGAGAAAGAGAAAAAGCATACTTACATCAAACATAAAAACTTCCAAAACAGCTACTTAACTAACAATTTGTGGAGTGATTCTGAAAATATTCATTTAAAATCAAATGAATATTCTGATGATGTAATTAGAAATTTTGAAAACAAGTTGACTAAAAATAAGAAAAGTAGTAAACTAATAGGAGTGGAACAATTTACAATTGAGGATAACTCGGATGAAAAATGAACATTTGATTCCAGTAAGTATATTAGACTTAGTGGATAAATTTAATAATTCTAAAAACGAAAATGAAAAGATAAATTATCAGCTTCGTATTGAGGCTGTTAGAGATTATTGTGATCAAGCTGTAAAAAAGCACTTGGCTGATAAATCAGTCAAAAAATCTAACACAAGAGTTGTGCGTTGAAGATTGCATTAATAACCGACACTCATTGGGGAGTTCGTAATGATAACATTGCGTTTATGGATAATTCTCAGCGGTTTCTTGAGTCTGTGTTTTTTCCTTTTCTTGATAGGAACGGAATACGGACGGTCATACATCTTGGCGATGTTGTTGATCGTCGTAAATATGTTAACATAAATACCGCAAAGCGTTTAAGGGAAGATTTTTTAGATAAGTTGAATGAAAAAGGTTATGATGTGCATTTCATAGCTGGTAATCATGATACATATTATAAAAATACAAACAGCGTAAATTCGTTACAAGAACTTGTAGAAGGTAAATACCCTTTTCATGTTTACGATCAAGGACCAGTCGAAGTAGAGTTCGAAGGTACGCCAATCTTATTCATACCTTGGATTTGTGACGACAACCGTCAAGCAACTATGGAGACAATGCGTGTCACAAAAGCAACCATCGCAATGGGTCATTTGGAAATTCAAGGGTTCGAAATGTACAAAGGCTCCATTGTTTCACATGGTGATGATGCCAGTCTATTTGATCGTTTTGATATGGTTATGTCTGGTCATTATCATCACCGTTCCAGTAATGGTCATATCTGGTATTTGGGTAGCCATGCTGAGTTTACTTGGTCTGATTACAACGACCCGCGAGGGTTCCATATTTTCGATACAGAAACCAGAGAATTAACTTTTGTACAAAACCCGTACAAAATGTTTGAAAAGGTTTGGTACAACGACGCTGATGAAAACTTTATCAATCAGAATATCGACTACGAATCTTTTACTGGTAAAATTTTAAAGGTTATTGTAACAAATAAGACAAACCCATATTGGTTTGATAAATTTATCGAAAATATTGAAAAATTTAATCCACTTGAAATTCAAATAGTTGAAGATCATCTTAATTTGTCATTAGAAGAAGATGATGACATTATTAACGAAGCTGAATCCACTATCACTATTTTCAAAAAGTATATTGAGAGTATTGATATTAAAGATCAAGAAAAAATTCGTTTAGAAAAAAAGATGGTTGAACTGTACAATGAGGCTTTAACAATCGAATGATAATTTTTAAGAAAATTCGATACAAAAATTTATTGAGTACTGGTAACCTTTTTACCGAAATCGATTTGAACAGCCACAACACCACCTTGATCGTTGGTGAAAATGGTGCTGGTAAATCTACGATTTTGGATGCTTTGTCATATGTGCTTTTTGGTAAAGCGTTTAGAAAAATTAACAAACCACAGCTGTTAAATTCTATTACACAAAAGGGTTTGGTGGTTGAGGTTGAATTTTCTATTGGTTTGAATAATTACAAAATTATTAGAGGTATGAAACCTGGTATATTCGAAGTTTATCAGAACGATAAGCTCATGAATCAGTCTGCAGAAATGAAAGACTATCAAGAAATTCTTGAGAAACAAATTCTGAAAGTTAATCATAAATCGTTTTGTCAGGTCGTTATTTTGGGTTCAGCTACATATCAACCCTTTATGCAGCTGACAGCATACCAGCGTAGAGAAATTATCGAAGACTTGCTCGATCTTCAAATTTTTACTGTTATGAACACTTTGCTTAAGAACAAGCAAAATGCGAACAGTGAGCAGATTATTACTATAACTGCTGATAAGAAGTTGGTTGAAGAGAAAATCAAGCTGATTAAAGAGCATTTGGTTGAACTTCAAAATAATAATGAGCAGTTGATTGAAGAAAAGAAACAAAGAATAAAAGAAACTAACGAGCAAATTGAGACTTTGAAAAAGAGTTTCGAAAATTTAGAGAATATAAAGAAAGAATTAGAAATTGAAATCAAAGATGAGCAGTCTATTTCTAAAAAAATCAATCAGCTTTCTTCATTGAAGCATCAAATCGAAGCTAAGTTGGCCATCATCAATAAGGATGTAGCTTTCTTTAAAAAGCATGACAATTGCCCGACTTGTAAGCAAGCTATTGATGAAAATTTCAAAACAGAAACTTTAGAAATTAAATCTAAAGAAGTTGAAGAAATTAACGAGGGTTTGTCTAAACTTTCTGAACAGTACGAAAAAGCTAACGAAAATCTCAATGCCATTATGGAAATTCATACTAAGATAAATGATCAAAAAATGGAAATTCATAAAGTCAAAACCAAAATTTCTTCTTTGATTGATTATAAAGAACAGCTTGAAAAAGATATTAATAACATCAATAAAACTAACAAAGATATTGATGACAGCAAAATTCCTGAATTGGAAAATCATCTCAAAGATATCGAAGTTAAATATAACGATTTGGTTGAGGATAAAAATACTCTAAGCTATGCGGGGTATTTGTTAAAAGATGGCGGTATCAAAGCCAAAATTATTAGACAGTATATCCCTATCATAAACAAGTTGATTAACAAATATCTTTCAGCTATGGAATTTATGTGTCAATTTGAATTAGACGAGCAATTTAATGAAACTATTAAATCGAGATATCGTGATGAATTTTCTTACAGTTCTTTTTCAGAAGGAGAAAAGATGCGAATTAATCTCGCTATTCTTTTCACTTGGCGCACTGTTGCTAAGTTACGCAATAGTATTAATACTAATCTTCTCATAATGGACGAAGTGTTTGATTCTTCTCTTGATGCTAATGGAACAGAAGAATTTCTTAAGATTTTAAATAGCTTGACTTCTGATACAAACACGTTTATAATAAGTCATAAAGGAGATCAACTATTCGATAAATTCGATAAAGTCGTTAAATTCGAAAAGTATAAGAATTTTTCTAGGATGGTGTAATGTGGCGACTTTGGGCTAAAGCCCTCGGCGAAAAACACGGTAAAACGGATAAAGAAGCTGATAAAATCGCTTTGATTCGAACTGTTATTGTATTAGGATATATTATAACGAATCTTTTCATTATAGCAGGAGTAATCAGACATT